GGAATGGCGGATGCAGCAGAACTACTTTCTGGACGCGCGTTCACTCGTCCGCGCCGCGAAAGGTTGCAGAGAGAAGTGCGGGAATGGGCAGCTCCCCTTCTGAACCGGAACCACATCATCGGAACGGCTGCAGGTCTGGCTGACGTGGAGCCGGATAAGGCAGAGCGCATCGTTGACCTTTTTACGCTCGATCTGGACACCCTCGACGGATCAGGCGCGGGTGAGGGTTTTTTCCCTCCGTTTCTCAGACTTGGGGACGCACTGCTGTTCTCTCCGCACGCCGTCAAGAGAACGATGCCAGAACGTAACCTCCTTTATTCCATGGTGCGGACTGACAAGGAGAGGTTCGACAACGTTGTCTCGAGCCATCTCGAGCCCGCCCTTCTCGAAGATGTCGCTCAGTTCTTGTCGGCGCTCCCCGGCGTGGACGTCGCGAAGAACGTCAACTGGGAGAAGGGAGAGATTGATCTTCTCGCGTATCACGGAGCTTCAAACTCAGCGTTTCAGTTGCAAGCGAAGGCAGGTGTGCCCCCGCAAGGTGCACGTATGGTGGCCCAAGTCGAGTCGCGGACACTTGAGGCAGCGAAGCAGATCAAGCGCTTTCTCGATCTCAGCAGCAATGAGAAGGATGCCATTTGCTCATCTGCAATTGGGCGGAAGGTTGCCGGCGTGGTGTGGAGTAGCGGGGTCTTGGTGCGGACATGTCTCGGAACAGAGAAAGCATGGTCTGGCATTGCAGGATTTGTCCCACTGAACCCTGTGTTGCTGCGGGCAGCGGTCAAAAGAATTGCCGACGGCAGTGAATTCACGTTCGTAAACTTGGGTGACATCGTTGACGAGGAGTTGGCACGTCTCCACGCACGTGCTGTTCTCGGTTGGGAGAACAAAAGCTTTGTTCTCTTCGGCGAGAAGATCGAGCTTCCTCTGCTAGATCTTGACTATGCAGCGATAAGGGACTTCCGAGACGAAGCGGTGAGCTAGGCTCGTCAATGAATTTCTTGTCCGTGAGACAATTTCTTGCGAGACACCGCAAGGCGAGACGGATCGCCCCTTTGCCGCTATTAATAGCGATATACTCGGGAGAGGAGCGCGCAGGCAGAGGCCGCGCGGCTGGCTTCCGGAGTCCACCAAAGGGTCCAGCTGGGGTCCAGGCGGCTAACCCACTGACTTTACGGGTCCTTCCTGGCCGTAAACCTATACGGGCGGGCGAAGCGCGCAATATCGCTAGCGACAGGGCTGGTTTTTTGGGAAGCCACCTCGACGGGCATCCACCCGCGATCCGCTGAAAACCACAACAAAACAAACCTTTGGCACCGGACACGACCGGTGGCTGCTGGACCCCTCGTGGAGTCCAGGCTGGCTCCCGGTGTCCGGAGTCCACCCGATTGAGGCGAACCGACCCGCATGACCCTGAGCTTTGCCCCGGACGCAATCGAGATGTGGCCGCTGGCCAAGCTCCAGCCTTATGCAAAAAACGCGAAGGCGCATGGCGCGGATCAGGTCGCGAAGATCGCCGCCAGCATGGCGGAGTTCGGTTGGACGGTTCCGTGCCTCGTCGCCGACGACGGCGAGTTGATCGCGGGCCATGGTCGGGTGCTGGCAGCCACGCAGCTGGGGCTGACCGAAGCCCCGGTGATCGTGCTCGGGCATCTGAGCGAGGCGCAGCGTCGGGCTTATCGGATCGCGGACAACAAGCTGACCGAGCTCGGCACATGGGACGAGGCGCTGCTGTCGGCGGAACTGAACGACCTGCTTGCTGAAGACTACGACCTGTCGCTCATCGGTTTCGACGACGCGGAGCTCGAGGCGCTGTTGGCCGGAGAAGTCGACCCTGAAACAGCCTCCCGCGGATGTGAAGACGATGTTCCAGAGGCCCCCGAAACCCCGACCAGCCGCCCCGGCGATCTTTGGGTGCTGGGCAAGCACCGTCTGCTCTGTGGCGACGCGACCGTTGCCACTGACGTGAACCGCCTGCTCGGCGATGTGACACCGCTGCTGATGGTGACCGATCCGCCCTATGGCGTCGAATACGATCCCGGATGGCGCAACAAGACAGGAGCTGCCGCGACCAAGCGCACCGGCAAGGTGCTGAACGACGACCGCGCCGACTGGCGCGAGGCCTGGGCGCTGTTTCCGGGTGATGTGGCGTATGTCTGGCACGGCGCGCTGCATGCGACGACGGTTGCCGACAGCTTGGAGGCCTCCGGCTTCAACATCCGGTCCCAGATCATCTGGGCCAAGGATCGCCTGGTACTGAGCCGTGGTGATTATCACTGGCAGCATGAGCCGTGCCTCTATGCCGTTAGAAAAACCGGCAAGGGTCATTGGGCGGGTGATCGCAAACAGACCACTCTGTGGCAGATCGCAAACAAGGATCAGGATGCGGAAACCGTGCATGGGACCCAGAAGCCCGTCGAATGCATGCGCCGTCCAATCCTGAACAATTCCAGCCCCGGTCAGGCGGTCTACGAGCCCTTCATGGGATCGGGCACAACGCTGATCTCGGCCGAGACCACCGGTCGCGTGTGCCTCGGGATCGAACTGAACCCGGCCTATGTGGATGTTGCCGTTCAGCGCTGGCAGCAGTTCACCGGCCAGGCGGCCATGCTGGATGGGACCGGCGAGACCTTCGCCGATCTAACGGCCGACCCACGCTGAGGCGATGCATGACCTGGCTTTACCTTCCTCCGGACGCGCTTCCGGAGCCGGAGACCTGTTCGGCCTCTCGCTCTGCTCCGGCGCAGGCGGGCTCGACCTCGGACTCACCATCGCCATGCCCGGATATCGAACTGTGGGCCATGTCGAACGGGAAACCTACGCCGCGGCCATTCTCGTGGCACGGATGGAAGAGGCGGCCCTGGATTGCGCGCCTGTCTGGGACGACGTTGCCAGCTTCGACGGCCGCCCGTGGCGCGGCGCGGTGGACATCGTCACTGCGGGCTATCCGTGCCAGCCGTTCTCGGTCGCGGGAAAACGCCGGGGCGCGGACGACCCGCGCCACCTCTGGCCCCATGTCGCGCGGATCATCGGCGAGGTCGAGCCGCCCTTCGTCTTTCTCGAAAACGTCGCCCATCATCTCCGCCTCGGATTTCCCGAAGTCGCCGGAGGGCTGGTCGACATGGGCTACCGCCTTGCGGCAGGCCTCTTCACGGCGGCGGAAGTCGGCGCGCCTCACAAGCGTGAGCGGCTGTTCATCCTTGCCCATCGGGAAGGCCACCAACTGGCCGACCCCGCGCGCCTGCTCCGGGACCCGCTCGAGCGGTGGGAACCGGACGGAGATGCTGCGGTTGTGGCCGACACCAAGGGCGAGCGCCAACGAGAACAGGCAGACGAAACCGACGCCGTCACAGGCAGCAGGCAAGCACGGGATGAACCTGGCAACGAGCGCCGCGATGTGGCCGACGCCACAGACCGACAGCTTTCGCAGCCGGGGCGGTGCCCGGAAACACGAGAAGGGTCTAGATGGCATGGCGCGGGACTGGCCGACGCCAATGGCGACCGACGGCAACAAGCCGAGCGCGGGCAATCGCAAGTCCGCCGACCTGACCAGCACCAGCCAGATGTGGATGACGCCGACGGCTCGCGATCACAAGGACGGCGCGACCAGCCTCGCGAACACTCCGGTGAACGGCCTGCTTGGCCGCCAGGTCCTGGCGACGCCGGCGGGTGGGAGCAATATCTGCGAGCCGCACCGGACGCTGAACCCAGCATTCGTCGAGGCTCTGATGGGCTGGCCCACAGGGTGGACCGCCTTCGGCTTTGCGGCAATGGCGTGGTCCCACTGGTTGCCGCGCATGCGCTTAGAACTCTTGCAGCTCAATTGCTGGCCGACGGTTGAAGGGGAGCCAGCATGAAACAGTCCCGCCTCATGTCGCTGGTCGAGTCCGTCGCCAACGTGATCGTTGGCTACAGCGTCGCAGTCATGACGCAAATCCTGATCTTCCCAATCTTCGGGCTGCACACAACGTTGGCGGATAACCTGAAAATAGGGGCGATTTTCACTGGGGTGAGCATCGCCCGTTCCTTCGCCTTACGTCGGGTGTTCGAGGCGATCCGGATGCGGAGAAAGAAACCAGCAGACGAGGTCGTATAATCGGGATGACGAAAGCGGTCTCAGTATTTCCGCGCCATGCAGTGCGAATACCGACGTTGGCGATCGTTTCGAGACAATCTTTATTCAAGGCTCTGGGAAACCTTTATGTAAAGGCGCAGTTGGCCGATAGTGCCATTTACGGCATTTGACATCGTTTGGACGGATTTAAAGGTGCCGAAGCCGTAGTTGCAACAAAGGTCGGATCGACAATGTCCCATATTTTCACGTCGCTTCGTCATCCTCAAGAGAAGCTTTTGGAAGCCGAACACTTCTTGGCTCGGTTGGCGAAGTCGGACGGACTTGAGTTCCAGTTCGAACTAAACGCCTTCCTGTCGGCTAGTCGGAGCGTTTCCTTCGTGCTTCAGAAGGCGATGGCTGGCGTTACCGGCTTCTCGGACTGGTACGCGGAGAAACAGGCAGCGATGAAGTTAGACGCAGCGATGCGCTACTTTCTAGAGCTCCGGAACGTTTCGCAAAAGCAGGGACCGGTTTCCTTCGTGGGTGGCTCTCTGCCCGGTGGTGGCTGGACCTACCGCTTCGTCGGACATCCGCATGATGTTCCACCAGATCTGACAGGTGTTGATATCAGCGCAAGTTGTGCTGCGCACTTGGCCAAGCTGGGTCAATTGCTTCTCGATTGTAGTCGGGCGTTTCCTTATCAGAGTTGCCCCGCCCGAGCTTTCTCAGAAGAGGGCATGACGGCACTTGGCTTTGGCTGGGAGGACGTCGAGGCAGCCCTTGGCCTTCCCATCGGCTATACAGAAGTGGGCGGTATCCCGGCGGGCGAAAAATTCCGTATTCTGTCTCGTGAAGTCGAACCTCTTGATATTGAGTCAATCGAGAGGATAGCGTCCGGCGACATTCGCGCAGGCGGAGTTCCGCTTGAGTTTCCCGTTTCGAGCGGGTCAAAACTGGTAGACGATGTTGCCTCCATGATGGGCCGCGGTCAGGGAGATGGGGGGCAGCCCCGTGACGCATTCCTTAGGGCCGTCATGCGACGTATTGACGATCTTGAGCGCTCATAGGCACCGAGATTCCAACACATCGCGATCCACCTTGGGATTAATGGCCGCCGTCCCGAAGGACGGCGGCTTGGCATTTATAAGGTTGGTCCTTCAGACTGCCGGTAGCTTATAGACCCGTCCGCGCCCCTTGACCTTCTCTGAGGTCACCTCGAGGCCAAGCTTCTTCTTCAGCGCACCGGACATTGCGCCGCGCACCGTGTGCGACTGCCAGTTCGTCGCGGTCATGATCTCCTCAATGGTCGCGCCGTCCGGCGCGCGTAGCATCGCGATCAGGGTGGCCTGTTTGGTGCCCTCGCGCGGCGTGCGGGTTTTGGGTGCTGCGTCCTCGGTCGGTTTGACCTCCGCGCTGTCAGTCTCGATGCCAATGGCGGCGAGGCCGGCATCGGTGGCGACCAGCGTGACGCCGTGACCGTCGCCGGTTTCGCGCCAGACGGGCTCGCCGTTGCGCATGTCGGCGTCGACCTCTTTGAGGAAGCCATTGGCGAGCATGGCGCCGACCACCTTGGCGGCGGCCCCGCCGCGCAGGCTGTCAGGAAGCGGCAAGGCGATTTTGCCGTCGCGTTGAGACGCGGCGCTGAGAATGATGGCTTGGGTGTCGGTGAGTTTGGTCATCTGTGCCTCCGTGGTTCAGCCGCGCGGAATGCGTGGCTTCTACCGAGGCGAGCCCGCCGCTTGGGCGGGCGGGGAGCGACGCGCGATGGCTCAGTCGTCGCGCGCGATCAGGGCAAGGAGGACGGCCGCCATGCCGCCGAGATATTCGCTGCGGCGGAAGACGATCTCGTCGATCTCGCTCGCGGTGTTGATGGTCGGGTCGACCTGAAGGTCGCTACCCATATGCGGCATAAGGCGGGTGGCCTCGCGGTTATAGCGCTCTGCAAGGGTGCTGGTCATCGGGCTCACTCCGCGTGTTCGCCTTCGCCAAAGGCGCTGTCGGTGATGCGCTTCAGCAAGTTGGCGTAGTGCTCGAGGCTGCCGACCGTCGCCCAGCCGATCTCGTCGGGGTGGCAGTTGAAGTGTCCGTCGCAGAGGCCTTGCAGCCGGGCGAGCATCTCGTCGATCTCGGCCTTCTTGCCGATGAATGCGTTCAGCGCCGCCTCCTTGTTGCGCCGCGCTTTTTCGGCGCGAAGCTGGTGGCGGGGTGTGGTGAGCGGGTTCAGGCGGGTCATCGTGGCGGCTCCGTGTTGAGTTGCATCGTTTTCGTGGGATCAGGTTCGCTCTGGTGCGGAGGCTTATCAACTACATAAGCACATGATTTTGAATGATAATCGGAGCGCGCAATGGAGGGTCTGAGCGAGCGCCAGTATGCCGCCCGCGTCGGCCTGTCGCGCGGGGCAATCCAGAAGGCAAAAGCGACGGGGCGGCTGGTGCTGCACGGCGATGGCAGCATCGACGCAGAGGCCAGCGATACGTTGCGCGCGCAGGCGACCGATCCGTCGAAGACCCGCAAGGCACCGAAGCCGAAGCTCAAACCCGTCCCTGAGGCCGCGGTCTCAGCTGTCGGCGAAACGCTGCGCGAACAGGGAATGTCTGCCCCGCCAGTGGGTGGCGGGACCACCTTCCTGCAGGCCAAGACGGCCAACGAGGTTCTGAAGGCGCAGGAACGCCGCCTGCGGCTGCAAAAACTGAAAGGCGAGTTGATCGACCGCGCCCGCGCGCTGTCGCTCGTGTTTCGGCTGGCGCGTCAGGAGCGCGATGTTTGGGTCAACTGGCCCGCACGCGCGGCAGCGCTGATGGCGGCCGATTTAGGCGTCGAGCCCGCCGCGATGCAGAAGGTTCTGGAGAAACATGTCCGTGCCCAACTCGACGATCTTGCCGAGGTCAAACCCGATCTACGGTGAGGACGACGATGTGCTGGATTTCGACGGTGCTGCGGAAATCCTGCGCGCCTGGGGCGCGGGCCTCACGCCGGACGCCGATCTAACAGTATCGCAATGGGCGGACCGGCACCGGATGTTGTCGGGCCGCGCGTCGGCTGAGCCCGGGCGGTATCGCACGGCCCGCACGCCCTACATGGGCGAGATTATGGACCGCTTGTCGCCCGGCGATCCAACACAGCGGATCGTGTTCATGAAGGCGGCGCAGGTCGGCGCGACCGAGGCGGGCAACAACTGGATCGGCTTTGCCATCCACCAGGCACCAGGGCCAATGCTCGCGGTCCAGCCGACGGTGGAATTGGCGAAACGAAACTCACGCCAGCGGATCGATCCACTGATCGACGAGAGCCCCGAGCTGCGGGAGCGGGTGAAGCCCGCGCGATCCCGAGATGCAGGCAACACGATGCTGTCGAAGGAATTCGCGGGCGGCATCCTGATCATGACGGGGGCGAACTCGGCGGTCGGGCTTCGGTCCACCCCAGCGCGGTACATCTTTCTGGACGAGGTCGATGCTTATCCGGCATCGGCGGATGAGGAAGGCGATCCGGTCACGCTGGCCGAGGCCCGGTCGCTGACCTTTGCTCATCGACGCAAAGTTTTCCTGGTCTCGACGCCAACCATTCGGGGGCTGAGCCGGATCGAACGGGACTTTGATGCCAGCGATCAGCGCCGGTTCTTTGTACCCTGTCCGCATTGCGGCGCGAAGCAGTGGCTGAAGTTCGAACGGCTGCGTTGGGAAAAGGGACAGCCGGAAACAGCGGAATATCACTGCGAGGGCTGCGACACGCCCATCGCCGAGCACCACAAAACGGCGATGTTGGAAGCAGGTGAATGGCGGCCGACCGCCACGGCGGCGGATCCCAATACCGTCGGCTACCACCTCTCGGCGCTCTATTCGCCAATCGGCTGGCTCAGCTGGGAGCGGATCGTGCGGGCCTGGGACGCGGCTCAAGGATCGGATGAGGCGATCAAGGCGTTCCGGAACACGATCCTCGGCGAGACCTGGGTCGAGACCGGCGAAGCGCCAGACTGGCAGAGGCTCTATGACCAGCGCGAACGCTGGAAACCGGGCAATGTCCCCGCAGGCGGGCTGTTCCTGACCGCCGGGGCCGATGTGCAGAAGGATCGGATCGAGGTCGATGTCTGGGCCTGGGGGCGTGGTCTGGAAAGCTGGCTTGTCGATCACATTGTGATCGAGGGCGGGCCCGACCGGCATGAGGCCTGGGGCGAGCTGACCGAACTGCTCGCTCGAACGTGGCCGCATGAACATGGCGCGCATCTAAAGATTGCGCGACTTGCCATCGACACGGGCTACGAGGCTCCGGCGGTCTATGGCTGGTCACGGGCTCAAGGGTTTGCACAGGTGTCGCCCGTGAAGGGCGTCGAAGGGTTCAATCGGGCAAGCCCGGTGTCCGGACCGACTTTCGTGGATGCGACGGAGGGCGGCAAACGTCTGCGCCGCGGCGCACGGCTCTGGACCGTGGCGGTGTCGACCTTCAAGGCCGAGACCTATCGCTTCCTGCGGCTGGAACGTCCGACCGAGGAGGACATGGCCAATGGTGCGGCGTTCTCACCCGGCACGGTTCATCTGCCGCATTGGGTCGAAAACGAATGGCTCAAGCAGTTTGTGGCCGAGCAGCTGGTCACTGTCCGCACAAAGCGCGGCTTCGCCCGGCTGGAATGGCAGAAGCTTCGGGAACGCAACGAGGCGCTGGACTGCCGGGTCTATGCCCGCGCCGCCGCCTGGATCGTGGGCGCGGATCGCTGGCCCGACGAGAAATGGCGCGACCTCGAGGATCAACTTGGGGTCGCTGATGCCTCTGCAGATCCGGCAGGGCAGATCAACAGGCAAGCACAGACGTCGCAAGGCAAACGCAGGTCCGACTGGCTCGGACGGCGTGGAGGGTGGTTTTGAACATGGCGGACTGGACCGAAACCGAGCTGTCGGCGCTGCGCCGCGCCTATGCCAGCGGCACGACCCGGGTCAGCTATGATGGAAAGTCGGTGGATTATGGCTCGGCCGAGGATCTGCTGGCGCGCATCCGCACCATCGAACGGGCCATCGCGGGCACGACACGGCCATTGCCGGTCGCCGGGCGCGCGAGCTTCTCGCGCGGGGACCGCTGATGTCGGCCAACTGGTTTGACCACGCCATAGCCTCTGTTGCGCCACGCACGGCGGCCCGCCGTGTCCTTGCCCGGCAGGCATTCGAAACCCTGACGCGCGGCTACGATGGTGCGGCCAAGGGGCGGCGCACCGAAGGCTGGCGCGCACCTGGAACGTCCGCCGATACCGAGGTTGGCGTGGCGGGGGCGCTCTTACGTGACCGGATGCGCGATCTGGTGCGCAACAACCCGCATGCGGCGAAGGCCGTGGCGGTGCTGGTCAACAACATCGTCGGCGCGGGCATCATGCCGCGCGCCGCCAGCGGCAATGACAAGCTGGACCGAAAGGTCGATGCGCTGTTTGCGCAATGGTCGGACACGGCCGATGCTGACGGCCAGCTCGACTTCTATGGCCTGCAGACGCTGATCTGCCGCGAGATGGTCGAGGCGGGCGAGGTACTCGTGCGCCGGCGTCTGCGGCGCACGAGCGACGGTCTGCCCGTCCCGCTGCAATTGCAGGTGCTGGAGGCTGACTTCCTTGACCCCACCAAATCCGGCGCGCTCGGCGGAGGGCGACTGGTGCAGGGGATCGAGTTCGACCCGGTCGGCAAACGCCGCGCATATTGGCTGCACGCCGAACATCCCGGCGACGCCTATGGCGCATCGCAGAATGGCTTGCAGAGCCGCCCGGTCCACGCGGCCGAGATCGCCCACGTCTACGAAAAGCAGCGCACGCAGGCGCGCGGCGTTCCCTGGGGGGCGCCAGTGATCCGCAGTCTGCGCGACCTTGACGACTATGAGGTCGCTGAACTGGTCCGCAAGAAGACCGAAGCCTGCGTCACCGCCATCGTCTTCGGCGACGACGAGGCCCAGCAGGGCATCGCGCCGTCCGTGGTCGATGCTGACGGTAACCGGGTCGAGCAGTTTGAACCGGGCCTGATCGCCTATGCCCGTGGTGGCAAGGATATCCGTTTCAACCAGCCCTCCGCCACGGGCGGCTACGGCGACTACAAGCGGGCGAGCCTGCACACGATCTCGGCCGGGCTCCGGGTGCCCTATGAGTTGCTGACCGGAGACCTGTCCCAGGTGAACTACTCCTCGATCCGGGCGGGGCTGGTGGAGTTTCGCCGTCAGATCGACGCAGTGCAGTGGCAGCTGTTCATCCCGATGTTTTGCGCGCCGGTCTGGCGCTGGTTCACCGAGGCCGCATGGGCGGCGGGGCAGATCCCGACACCCGACGTGCCGGTCGAATGGTCGCCGCCCAAGTTCGAGGCGGTAGATCCGCAGAAGGACGCGATGGCTAATCTGCTGTCGATCCGGTCGGGCACCATGACGCTGGCCGAGGTGATTGCCCGGCAGGGCCGCAACCCCGATGCGGTGCTTTCCGAGATCGCCGCGACCAACGCCAAGCTCGATGCACTTGGGCTGGTGCTCGACAGCGACCCGCGCCGCGTCACCAAGACCGGTAGCGCCCAAACAAGCGATCCGGCGAACGACCCCGTCGACGACGACCCGGCCAATGACCCGGCGAGCGATCCGGATGACGATCCCGATACGGACCCGGCGCGGCCCGACCCCGACCAACAGGACTGACCAACATGGACACGATGATCGAACTACCGGCCCTGCGCCGGTCGGCGGAGCTTGCGCCGAACTCAGCCGATACCGACGCCCGCACCGTCGAGGTGATCTGGTCGGCGGGGGCGCGCGTTCGCCGGTCGACCCTGTTCGGAGAGCCCTATGACGAGGAGCTCAGCCTCGATCCAACCCATGTGCGGCTGGATCGTCTGAACGCGGGCGCGCCGTTTCTGAAGGTGCACGAGGTCGACACGCTGGATGCCGTGATCGGCTCGGTCGTGCCGGGGTCTGCCCGCATCGAAAACGGTCGTGGCGTCGCGCAGGTCCGGATTTCTGAGCGCGCTGACGTCGAACCAATCTGGCGCGACATCCAAGCGGGCCACATCCGTGCGGTCTCCATCGGCTACCAGGTTCACCGTTTCGAGGTCTCGAAACCCGAAGCGGCCCGAGAGCTTTGGCGCGCGGTCGACTGGACGCCCTTCGAGGTGTCCGCCGTGCCGGTTGGCGCGGACCCTGCCGCAGGCTTCCGCGCGCAATCTCCCCTTCACGACTGCGT